ATTTCAATTAACATCTTGGTTTGTTCTACTTGTATTCTTTCTGCCTGTGTTCGTGGTATAATCTTTTCACCATTTATTTTTAACATAATATTACCTCCTAAAATAAAAGGGAGAACAACTACGTTCTCCCATATTCACTTATTTTGTTTTGCTAGCCTTATTCTACTCCGGGACTACCTATGATACCTCTAAAGTCAGAACAACCGAATGAGTATCTCATGTAACCTCTGTACTTAGCTACTAGAGTATCAAAGTCCTCTTCTCTCTTGAATTCTGGTTTAACTCTCCAGAAGAAATTTAACTGATGGCGCTTGCTATCCATAATGAACCATGCGTCTGAATCAGTTAAGAATGGATTAACAACAATCTTCATTTCATCTTTTAGTGCGTTTATGTCGTTAACGTTAGAACCTGTCTTATATGGAGATTTCATTAATTCTTCTGCTAAGAACTGTAATGCTGGTGGCACTACTAAAGTATCAAAATGCATTTGAATTAATTTACCAGCTTCATCTTTCTGGTTCTGTGAAAGAATTATAGCTTGCTTTAAAGTAGTATCTGATAATGCACCAGAGACTAAGTTTGAAGCTGTTCCACCACTAAGCAATGGGTGGTCTGCTGCAATAAGTGCTTTTCCATCATATATTGCTTTGGTTGAATCAAAAGCGTTATTAAATAATGAAATAGCGTCAGTTTCTACCTTATATCTACCAGCTCTTGCTAAGTCTTTTGGCATTTTTTCGATAACGTTGTACATTTCGTCGTCAGCAAACTTTCTTTCTACCATAAAACCACTAGCAAATTCTTTATGAACGTATGTTCTTTCAAGACCAGCGTCAATTGTCTGATATTGTATGGTAGGCATAGGATTGCTTCCACTTACAGCAGTAGTTGAACTACCGAATTCAGTCCAAGGAGACATAGCGCCTAAACCGTAGTCAGTTTCTTTGGCTTTCTTTGATGTGTTTACATGAAACAATTTGCTGTACTGTTCTGGTACTTCGTTGTAAGTTTCATAGAATAATTTTCTTAGCTTTGGCTCTAATAACACACCAAAATTAAGTTCTTGATGTACGTCTTCACCAGCGATTGCAAGTTCTCTGTACATTTCGTATAAGTTTAATGTTGACATTAATTATCACCTCATTATTTCCATTTAGCATACTCTTCCTCAGACATACCGAGTTTAGCAGCATATAGTTTTTCTATTTCTGTAAGATTTGTTGTCTTAACAGCAGGATTGTCATTTGATTTGATTAGAGTTTTTGTAACGCCATAATTCTTTTGTATTTCTTCTGTTATCTTCTTTTTGCTTTCAGCAATTTGTTTTTCTAATATTTTATCTGCGTTATCTGCTTTCCACAATTTATACGCCTTGTCTATATTACATTTTTCTTGCTGTGCAATTTCTAATAGTTCCATTTCTGTAACTCCGTATTTATCTGTAGATAATACGTGTTCAAGTTCTTTTTCAAGCATATTAAGTCTTAATTGAACGCTTAATTCTTCGACCTTTTGATGAAGAGGGTCTACTTTGTTTGCAAGCTCTTTTTTATCCTCCGGAGCGACTTCTGCGAGCTTAGCAGCTATTTCTGGGTTTGCTTTTAAGTATTCGTAAAGTTCTACAGCGTCATTCAATTCTTGTCTTTTAGACGCTAATTCTTGTGTTTTTCTAGTATAATCACTCTGTCTCATATACCCCTTTTTAAATTCTTTGATTTGCTCAAGTGTTAACTTTTCGCCATCAATATCAAATTCTAAAGGAGCTTCTTGATTTGTAGTTTCTTCTTGTGTTTGTTCTTGTTCATCTACATCATTTGTTTGTGTATCTACGCTTGCTTCGTCTTCTTGTGGGTTCACATCATCAGATGGATTGTCCACTTCTTCCGCAATAGCAATTTCAAGATACATTAATAAATCTTTTAACATATTTATACTTCCCCCTCCGCAGAGTTCTCGTTTCGAGATTGTTCTGCTATTAGTTGTAGTATTTCTAAAACTCGAGGGTCTTTTAAAGCTAACTCTCTAACTGCTTCTGGGTCTTCTTGAAGCATTTGTACTATTTGTACAAATAAGTCGCTTTGTAAAATATCTCCCTCTAATTCAGATTGTACACCATTTTCCGCATTTTGTAAAGTGCTTATGTTCGCTTGTGATTGTAGTTTTTCTAATTCTCTAGCTATATCAGCTTCTTTTTGTGCTTCTTGTTCCACAAGTTGCTGTTTTCTAAGTTGCTCTTGTATTAGAACTTCTTGTTGTTGCTTCATGTCTTGTTCTTGCATTTGTTGCTGTTTTATGTTAGTAATTCTCTGTATTATTTCATCAACGTTACCTAAATCGCTGTTTTCAAGCAGTGTTCTTCTATCTACCATTGGTAGACCATCTTCTGCCATTGTTTGTGCAAGTTGAATAAGCTGTTGGAATCTAGCTGTTTTATTGGTTGGCATTGTAGAACCACCAACTACCTCTATATCAAAATCGCCATCTAGGTCTGTTCTGTCAATCTCTTTAAAACCAATATTCTTTTGACCTATATTAACCCACTGAACATCTTGCATTAAATTGCTGTTTGGAACATATTCTTCTCCAGTTATTCTTATGCTTCTTTGTACGCTCCAGAACTGTTGCATACGCCTTACCCACTTTGAACCAAGCTTAGAAAGCATATCTTCCATAGTCTGTACTTTAAGTTTAATACGACCTTGTGCTGTTTCGTTAAGAGCTTCTATTGCTGCTGCAGCAGTAACACCTACTGGTTTTTCACCTCTTGTTACATCAAACACACCAGAAACTCTCTCTATATCAGTTTTTAACTCTGCGATTATATTCTGTATATATGCTGGTATAGTTGGAGGTGTATCTCTTCTTACTTCTGTGCCGGGATTTTTACGTACAACTAAGCCCTTACGATTTGTTAAAGAATTTTTCTCTACTCCGCAGTTTTTATCAAGAATCCATATTGGATTGCCAGTTAATTCTGCACTTTCTATGATACTATTCATAAGAGAACACATAGCTTCTTGTGGAGATATAAGCTGTTCTATTTCTCCCATAGCCCAGAATTGTCCGGGAATAGGATTGCATTTCCACATAACATAAGGAAATCCATCATCATAAGGATTTTCTATATCTTCAAGTAACACATCACCAGCAATAGTAATTTTTCTACCGTTTTTATATTTCAGTTTTGTTACTTGATATGTCTTTTTATCTCCGTTCTCGTCTTCTTCCTCTTCAATAGTAACTTCTGTAGAGTAGTCTTTCATATAGCACTCGATATAAAGAACGTTATTTTTAGAATTTTCAGTTCCAGTCTTACCGTAAACTAAATATTCATCTTGTATTGGAGTAGTGTTAGCTCTTAACTGTTCCGCTTTTTCTGGATATGCTTTTATGATTTCGCCAACATTTTTATATGCTGCATATCCACAATACTCTGCGTCTTCTATACAAGTAGCCATTGGGTCTACAAAAAAGTTAAACACTGGTATTGGTATACATTTTACTTCACCTATGCCTTTACTTTCTGATTGGTTCCAAGTAAGCCCAAATATAGCGTTACCAGTTGTGATTCCATGTTTTATATGTTCTAAAAGTTTTATAAACATTCCTTCTCTTTTCCACTCATGGTCTAATGCGTACTGAACATTAACAGACTTTTGGTAACTGTTAATACCTCTTGGAATTGCTAACATCTTTGGATTGCTAGAGAACATTACTGGAACTATTGTTTCTACTGTAGAATACACGTAGTTAGATATTTCTTGCACTTTATAATTCGGCAAATTCCTTTTAAAATATTCAGACTCATAAGCTTTAATACACATATCCCATTTTTTATAACGTGAAGCCATAGAGTCATAAGAAGTTCTAAACATTTGTTGTATTTTCGACACTAAAGCTTTATCTTTTTCATCTTGCTCTTTAATTTTATCTTTTTTAAATTTAAAACGAGCCATTATAATTTTACCTCCTAAACTTTTGTTCATCAAAATTTCTATCACCACAATGAACGTCTGATATAGGTATTATGTTATACGTGTTGTAGTAAGGTAATATTCTTTCTACATAACGCAATTTATCCCTCCGCTATTCAGCTATTTCTAAACTGTTTTCTTCATCATCTTCGTGTATATATCTATGTGGACTATCAAAATTTTCTCTTGGTTTGTTAGTCACTTTATCTGTTGGTTCTGGTACATAATTTTCTCCCTTGCCTTCAAGAAGAACTTGCAACAATATAGCACAAGCCATTACTGTATCGTCATGGCAACCTTCTTGTGCGTTTGTAGAACCGTTATCTTCGATAATATATGTTAAACACTCGTTTATAAGAGTTATCCATGGTATGCCTATATACTTTTCTCTTATAAACTCTGCTAACTTGTTTATCATAAGCGGTTTAGTTCTACTAGTCGTATACCAGCCAACTTTTTGTGTTAAAGTATCGCTTATTTTATCATATGTTTTTGTAAAAAATAAATTCCAATACTCTAACCTTTGAACAGCTTTTATAGTAGTAAGACCATGATTATTAGCTTCTATTCCTAAATACGCTTGATTGTAAAACACGCTTAACTTAGTCAATTCTTCTCCAAATAAGTCTGGGTCTATATGACCATACCAAGAAGCACAAATATCAAAGTTATCGTCACCAACCAAACCAACGGAGTAGTCGCCATCTATAAGTCCTTCTGCAACATCAGCACCTATACCATAGAACCTATCTTTCTCTGGGAATTTCCAAATCTCAATGTAACCCTTAGGGTCTTCTACAAACTTAACAGCCATGCGGTCTGGGTTTTTGTTTGTCCACTCCAAGTAACCTCTTGTACCAGCTTTAGCTTTCTTTCTATACTGCTTTAACACACCAACAGAAAATCTAGGTCTACCAGAAGCTATAAATGCTTCATCTGGTGTAGATGGGTATTCTTGATGAAATACTTCTACATCTCCATTACATAAGTTCTTTATAGCATATCTACGCCAATTAAGCTGTTCGTATGTTAACTCTATGCCTTTCTCCCTTGCGATTTGTATAAGTTCATATTCTTCTGTGTGTACTACGTTGCCATCTTTGTCTTTATAAGTATAATTGACTTCTTCGATAAATTCTTGTTTCTCTTCTTCGCTGACAAACGGTTTGGTGTATGTAGGTTCTTCAAACCAAGCGAAAAACAACGGTATATACTCGTTATCACCTCTTTCAGCAGCCTTCCAGAAATCATAAAACCAACCACCAACACCGTTAGCTGTACTTTCTATAAATACTGATGTATTAGGTTCGTAAGGTACACATTGTAATATACCTGTCATTAATGTTTTAGCGTCTTGCCAAAATGCTACCTCTGAACAGTGCATGTTATGAAATGTATTAGAACGACCAGCGTCTACATTTCTAGCAGAACGTACTTTTATTGTTGACTGCAACCCGGGGTTACGTCTTTTCTCATCTGGGTCGTTAGTAGGATTTTCAAATAACATCTCTTGTGAGTTAGAGTATTTAATCATAGGAGCAAGTTCTGCTGGCAAGTTTTCATAGAATGTTTTATACATTGTGTAAAGGTTTTGAGAAGCTTGGTCTTCGTGAGCTATAATTAGTCCGTTTTTAAGTCTATTAATTACTTCATCATTAAAAATTAACGCTTCTACGAATGTACTAAAACCAAGCTGTCTTGCTTTAAGAATTATTATTCTTACTGGTCTGCCCTCTGCCCTACATTTTTCAACTGTTTCAAGCAGTTTAAGTTGTGCAGGCTTTGGAACAAGATTAGTAAGAGTAGCATTTTTAGTTCTTATCTTTAAGAAATTCGGAATATAATTTCTCGGTTGCATAAGCAACTTAAACTGTTTTTCGTTAATTGTTTTACTACTCATTTTTTTTCACTTCCTTTTGCTTCGCTACCTTTTGCTTCGCTACCTTAACAAATCGTGAATGATTAATAATTAGTTTTCACCGTTATCTTCTCCCTCAATGTTTATTTGGCTTTTCACACCATCTTCGCCATCAATGGCATACGGAACATCTTGAATTTGAAATTGTACATTATCTACAATCTCTTTAAGTCTTTCTTCGTAAGTATGATTTATATTAACAGTTTTCTTTTCTTCTGCTTTATGACCAGTTCTATCAAGTATATCTTTTGCTACATTATAACGAACCATATCATTGTCACTATCTAATAGTTCGCTTTGTGTTTCTACCGCTTTAAGACGCAAACTTTTAAGAGCAGCATTTATAGTTTCGTTTTCATCTACTTGATATGCCTTAATCATTTCTTTTATTTCTTCGTCTCTTAGTAGTTTTGTTACAGTGCTTGGCGATATACACAATATACGTGCTATCTCACGATTTGTATAACAGCCACTAACATACAAGTGAACAAAACGCTGTTTGAGAATAGTTTTTTTAGTTATTTGTATTCTCTGTCTTTCAGACAGTTTGTCCTCTCTAATTGAAGCACGAACCATGGAATTAAACTCTTTCTGTTTTGCTTTACGAGCTTCATCTACACGTATAATGTCACTTATAATTCGTGTTTCTTCTCTGTTATACTCTTTTGGCGTTCTTTCTTCTCTAAACATTGTTATCACCTTCTTCTGGTACAAATGCTTCTTCATCGCCAGCTAATGTATACTTGATTTGTGTAAACAAGTTTTGTTTATTTACTTCATTTACTTCTGCCTTCTCATCTGGAACAGATGGTCTGGCAGAACGTGTACCAAAGTAATATCCACAAATCAGAAAGATAACATTACTTGTTGTAAGCAATATGTAACTCACTAACACACACTCCTTTCCACCGCTTTTCAAGCGGTACGTTATTTTACTTACATTATATACTCTATACCATGATTTGTAAACACTTAATGATATTATCAGTCGCTTTGTCTGACATATTAGAGTGAGAGAGAGTGAAAAGAATCATTACATCATACACAGCATTGTGTTACACATATCAAAAGGAGGTACGTTTTCCCTAGGGGGGGTGTGTTTATCGCTTTTTGTTCCACACTCTTCGAGTGTGTGTAGTTTATGTATGTGTAACAGCGTAGCTGTTTATGATTAGTACTCTAAAATCACACAAAGTCGTAATCTCATAGTTTATTACACACCGTACAAAAGTTATAACGTTGGTGACAAATCAGACATACGTTTGTATTTCATACAAATCTTTTAGTTTATGTTGTAGTTTTGATTTGTTATCTTCGTAAACTACGATAACAAATCAAAGTTTTATAACTTCCTATTCAAACTTTTAACGCTTTGTAAGACTTTTGTTCCATATTCAAATAAACGTTTCAAGGCGAAGCCTTCTCCATTTCATTACGACCACTTCGTGGTGAAACGTTTATTTGAATATGAAGCTTTTGTGGCGTAAATTTTCTTTTTAAAAACTTAACTAAGTTGAGTTGATGAAATAAAATTTACAAATATTAAAATATGGTTCGCACTTAACCAATAAAAGTGCAACGCCCAAACCAAGAATTGGTGGCGAAGAAAGGAGTNAATATGCTTAAAAAAGAATTAGTTGAAAAGTTAATGGAAATGGTAGGTGACAAATACACCAAAACCAAGCTAAACAGAATGTTGAAAGCTGACTTGGAAAAGCTTTATGAGGAGTATTCAAGAAAGTCAGTGAGTGCAGAAAAACCTGCAAAATCTGACGTAGAAAACAAGAGTGGTGATGTGCAGAATAGCACAACAACCGCAAACAACAAAGCTGGCAAAAACACAAAAGAGTTTGACTTTGAAAAATATGCTAACTTTGTATGCCACAAAAGAATTAGAAACAGAAAACCAAGCACACATCAGCTTAAACTGATAAAAGCGCTTGAATTAAACTACAAAGTTAGATTTGACAATGTAGAAAGCGCTACATTCGGTGAACTTTCAGACAGAATAAGCGCTTGTTTTGAAGCAATAAAGCAGGGTAAAGTTAAAAAACGCTCTGCTGAAGAAAAAATTGCTAAACTTAAAAATTACAAATCAAAAGAAACAAAAGCTGAAGTCGCAGTAACAACTGCGAATGATACAATTAATAACTCTGATGTG